CGGTATCTATTCGGTCGTGAATTTCATCTATTTCTAAATACAAATCATTAAGCATATTATAACCATAATGTCCTTGTTCAACGAAGTAGAAATTTCGAACACCTAAAACTCCGGCGTTTGCGCCTACCTGTAGGAATGTAAGGTTACTTTGAGGTCCTGCAAGTGTTATAGGAATTATAAACCTTTGCCAGTTGTCGGACAATGAAAGGATATCGCCTGTATCAGCACCGTTAGTAAACTTCCAATTATAAGTGCCGGATATAACTCTAGCTTCAAATACACACATAAAGTGGCGATCAGTCCCTGATATCTCTGCTATTCTTGCACCGAAATAATTTGATGAACCATCCACAGTTATACTCATACAATTATTGACGGAATCCCATTCTATTGATCCACCATTTGCTCTGGGTTGCCATAAGCCAATATTACTAATTAGAATATAATTCTGATTAAATATATCTACCTTATATAAGTTATTTTTAGTCGCAATATCTTCCGGATATATCGGCTGCTCCAAGTCTACCCATATAGATCCGTTCCATTGGTAGATGGTAGAAGGAAAATTACCATCTGATCCTGTAGGTTTTGTTTCGTCCGAACGTACTAACACCGTCCATCCGTTTTGTGGATTCGGGTATGTGGATAATAAAGAAGTTTTTCCGCCGGAGATATCGTTATACGTATCTACTGCAGGTTGTCTGATTTGCCCGGATACTAAACCTTTAATAAAATCAATAATAGCCAGAAACAAATCGCCGATCCGGATAGCCGAATTAGCATCCTTTTTTTTCTCATTCCTAACCGTTACGGCCAAAGCCTTCAATGTATCTATTACACTCATAATGTATGCATATTTTACGTAAAATTATGGGTATCATTATCCGATAAAAAGGACATCATTCAAACCTGCCGGGTTCAATACAGTTATTGAATGGAAGACCTATATCAAACGAAAGTAATACGCCCCAAAGATGTGTCTGGATGTTTTCCACGTAATCCAGTTCAGCATTATCTATTGTCAGAGATTTTAGAAATGGATATAATGTAGTATTCCTCCGGTCGATCCTAATTTTTTTCAAAAAATCTTCTGCAACCGACTCCATATTGCTCCAGACATCGGATATATTATCGAAATTACCAACGTCGCTTATGTGATCCAGAAACATTAATTCTACATGCCTTCCTTTCCTGAAACTATCGTCCAATCCGGTATACGACACGGTTAATTTATCCATCGTTACAAGTGGATAATATAAATTAGCTTTTCCATCCTGCAACAGTTCATCGTTATCCAACCGGACAAAGTGCTTCTTTTCGCCCGTATGTTTTATAGAAGTATGTTTCCGGCATAAACTTTCAATATAAGCCGTAAAATCATCCAGAAGGTTATCGTTATTTGCCATGTTGCTTATATGTCTTTATTCTATGATTAATTGTTTTAAAAGCACGTATACACCTGGTGTTTTTATAGCCTTCTTCATTCAAAATGTCATCTCCCATAAATCCGTCAAAGATCGAATTCCAGTCCGGTCTGTTTGGTTTCTTATTATTAAGGGTACTTGGTTTTTCGTCCGGATCTGATTCTTTATATTCAAACAGGGATGTAAAAGCTCCCGATAACCATTTTCGGATAAAAGTATAATTCAGGAATATGGCATACAAAATCGAACTATCAGCTTTCTTTGAAATATATTTAACCCTTTCTTCAAAATTGAAGTCCGATATAGTTTCTCCTTTTTTTGTATAAAGGCAGGCTATAAACTTCCGGAGGTTTTCCTCTTTGGGATCGTTTATATAATCGAAGAAAAATGTATCAAAAAGCATAAATTGTTCAAATGATATATTTCTTAACCTTGGTTCCGGAGAAAGTAAATTAGTACCAAGTATGGATTTCAGATAAAAGTGATTTACCTTGGCTTTTGGATCGGAAACGAATCCGGCACATTCAATAAGTTTGTACTGTTCAAACTTTGATAACTCTTCTACTATTCCCTTCTTTATTCCAAAGAACTCAGATATAAAAACAGTATCCGGTACATGTTGTATAAATAGTTTGGCACAAACGGCAAATTGCCTTTCCGATAGATCTTCCCATCTTTCAGGAATTTCAATACTAATTTTCTTTCGGAAGAAAAAAAACGATTTATATTCTATTCTGATATTTCTCATGCCCAAAATGATTTTTTACAATTATTATCCCGGTGTGGAATCTTAGTACCTTTCGATGGAAATATTCCGAATTCTTTATTTAGATATTTTTCTACCAGTTCCCAATATGATATGGCATCTGCTTCTGCTTTATTAGCCTGCAGTACTATCCGGTTATCGGCTACCGGATCAAGTGATTCATACGAACCTTCATTTCCTTTCAGGCTTGCAAAAAACAATCCCCGATCTGTTATGCTTCCGGTTTCGAGCAATAATTTCTGTATCGAATAAAAAACCACTACAGGAAGAAGTTTATCACGAAGCTTTATATATTTTTCGTCCGGATCCGTTTCTTTTAGGTTGGTTTTAAATTCATCATACAGATCTGATCCGATTCTGGGTGCTATAATGGTATCTTCTATTACACGGATATTTGGCTTTAATCGCAAATAAATTAACCGGCTGTTACTTATGCTGTAATACATGTTTACCTCTTTGGCATTCCGGACAATAGCATCCAATGTTTCGGAATAATTATCGGATTCTTTATAATCCGGATAAGCCGATATATTATCTTCCAAAAACGCTATGATGTTATCAAGTGCATCAAACCCTTTTTGCTTAAATCCGTTTTTCAGGCTTAATTCTTGGTATTTATACGGCGTTTTTGCTTTTTCTGATTCCTGCCTTTTAGGTCCTGAGTCTCCGATAAGAACCTGCATTTCATCATAATCATACCAGAAAGCCAAAAAAGCATTCGCACGTTGTGCATAATACAGTAGCCTATAATCTGTATTGTCGGTATCTTCTGAAATAACAGATATATCTGTTATCGAATTATATATGCTATATAGCTTTGTTACTATTTTATCGCCGACAATAGGACGTATAAACAACCCGAAAGCATTCTGTAATGCAGTTCTCATTGTTCGGAACGACAAAGCATTAGATACAGCAATATATGGTCTTATTTCATCGCCGTCACTCCATTTATCTTCTGAGAATATCATAATTAGGCTAAATTTTGTTGTGTACCTGCTCCGGTATTCAACGTGGTTAATATTGTATTTCTGAACCGTAATGAAACATCCGTATATCCGTTATAACGGAGCATGATTTCCAACGGATCCAGAAAATTCTGCCTGTCTATCCAAGCATTAGCTATATTTACCAGAAATGCTTCACGAATATTAGAACCGCCCTGATTACCTGCATATGTTCCACCTGGCATACCTGCACCCAACACATTAGGATTGATCATTAACGAGAATAGTATTTCGGAATTGGCAGCTGCTGAAGTAACAAGTTTATCGCCTTCTTTCGATTTATTATCCAGGGCTGTAATTTTCCATTCTTCTTCGATCTTACCGTTCATATCGTGGATTGCATAATGCGTGAACAATGGCTTTTCGGCATTTTCCACACCAAGCAGGTTCGCTTCTATTTCATCCATATACAGGTTAATAGCAGCTTCACGGTCTTCTACCTTATCGAACATAGATTCCGGAAACTTCTTATCCCAGAACGAATATGGTATCTGTATATGCCATTTCCATGTAGCTTGGTTTTTATATACTTTGCGTAAATAATGTGGTACCTGTTTTGCAATGTCTATCCAACCTGCAAGAAAACAGGCAAGCCATATTGGTTCACTGTAAGTATCACGGTTACTCCAACTATCCCGGATAACGAATACAGTACTGTCTTTAGCTTTTCCTTCAAACCGTCTTATATCTAAATCCAGTTCGGGATCGTATTCTAATAAAACGTCTAATGATTTATAGTCACTTTGGACGGGCGTATCCGGCCACTTACCGGAAATCACACATTTCTCTCTTCCATTCGGATCGCGTTCGCTTAACCTGCAGTAATAAGCGTTCAAAGGATTTAGACCTACTATTTTACTACCATCCTCATTTGTTACATTTTGCACAAAACCACAACCGAATTTAAAGTAATCGCGTGCTGTACGTTCCATATAACGCCTTACGACTCTTGACGAAACTATTTTATGAACTTCCGGATCCGGATAAGGAGATAATATTTCATTACCATCCGAATCATATCCATCAATCTTACAGGCATGTATTCCCTGCCCTAAAGTAAAGTTTCGGATAAATTTCAGCCCTGTATTCAATACTCCGGTACTGGTAATTATCTTATCTGCCCATTGCGGAAAATCATTATTTGAATTCCACGAAAGCAATTTAATGCCGGATATTTGCAAAAAATCCTGATCAAGTTTAGTATCAACCGTTTGTATCAGCTTCTTTTTTTCTTCCGGAGTTATTCCTGTTGGCGATCCCGTAGTATTCATAAAGGCACCGGAGCACGACATCATCAAAGGCGTACCGTTTTTACTGAATAATATTTCCATATATTATAACATTACTTCCATGTTGTTATACAATGTGATCATATCTATACCTGCAGGATAAACATGCCCTTCTGCATTCCCTTGACAATCGCAGGGCTGTATTCCCCTTTGCCGTGCATCCTGTACGTTATACGGCAATCCACGCACATAAGCCTGTGGTATATATCGCAGCTTACCCGATTTATCTACAAATTTTATAGAAAAGATATTCCGCTTTCCATTGGGTAACCAACGGATATCCATTTCTTTGAGCATCATATTTCGCCGTATATGTGTAGGTTTAGCCATATTTCAATTAATTAAATGTTTCGTCAAAAGTGTAATCGAATATTCTTCTTTTGTTTGTTCTGAATTGCAGGTGATTGTTCGAAGAATACTGATATTTGAATTCTACTGCTATTAGCTGATCTTTCCGCGATGTAACCTTAAACGATTCTTCTACTATCGAAACATCTCTTAGTTCGCCTTCTTCCAGTAGGCAAATACTTTGAGAGTTCAACAAATCTTCCAGTAATCCGGTAGTTTCTTCATTGATATATCCGGTATTAACTGTTACTGTTTTTTCCAGATTACGACTTATTTGCATTTGTTTACGGTTTACATTCCCGTAATCACGCGTCCATTTTCGTTCGGTATTTGAATCTCCGGTACATGTAAAAGCCTCTTGCGCACCGAATATATTTCGGAAGATGAAAGCAGTCTTATTCAGGAATGCACGATTATCCAAAACAAAACTTATCGATTCATTTTCTGATTTATAAACCGTATACGATATTATTTTAGGTTCGATTATCTGACATAGATCAGCGATAACCGATGGAGAAACATCATATCTGTAATAATTACCGGTACTAGGAATCAAGGTATCTAAAGTAACAGTGGTTAATTCATCTTTGTCGTTACCATAATAAATAACATCTACATTTATTTCTTCAGGATCATTAGGTTCTCCGGTTTCCGTTTGTTCATCCGGAGCATAAAATGAAACGAATTCTGATCTGCCGATTCCGGTTATTTTTTTTGTAACACGAGATAAAGGCATTTTTTTTAAAGTAGTAACTGCAAGAGTATCGCCCGATTCAGCATCGCACCGGTATATATTTACAGAAGTTTCGAACGTTTCGTTTCCTTCTTTTAGCGAAATATCCAGTTTTACGAATGATCCGTCCAGTCCATTATTCAGGTTTATATCCTGTATCTGATCATACATCATTGCCAAAGAACCAACATCGCGGATATAAACCATGCCATTTACATCCGGAGAATATATTTCGTGAAGAACCTCGGTACCGTTAATGCTGATAATAGTTTCCACATCATCAGATACCGAATCCAGTATTATATCACCATAATCGGCACTCAATTCTTCTATTGGAAACCTTACTACATTCATTTCTTTAGGTAGTATTTTTTAATTAGTAGATACCCGGCTACAGGAATAATCAAAAGCCACAACCAATTCAGATTAAAAGGTGATTTAGCTTCTGTTGAAGATTCTATATGTTCAGTTTCTTCCGTAACAGTTTGGTTATTGGCTGTATAATGCGTGTTTGCATTTTCTTTTTTCGATTCTTCAGTAACCTTTTGCTGTTCTGTTTCGGTTTTCCGCTTCGATTTGATATTTGTTTCAGATTTTAACGGATAATTCCCTACTGAATCAGGATTTGCAGAAGTATCGTAGTCCTTAATATTTATATCAAGATCTATATTATCACGCACTATACTCCAGTCAAATTGGTGTAGACTATTATCTTTCGCTTTATTTATATTCAGATCTATGCCGGAAATGGAAGAAGCCGATATATGTTTATCCGACTTCTTCCGGGAAGCACATGATATAAAAAGAACTAAAAAAAGTAATATGCCGATAAATCGTACCATCGTAAATTATTTACCTACAAATTACGGATAGATCGATAGGCAGAAAAAGGACATAATAAAAGCTATCGGTTAATAATATTCCTGATTTTTAGTATATACAATCCAGTGTACTTTATTTTCAATAGTAGTAACGTGAAATCCTAGTTCATTCATCACTTCATTAATAGCCCTTAAGGATGTATCATTGAACTCACGAAGCATGTACACTAATTCCGATGAAGTTTTAAATTCTTTATTTTCAGTATCTCCGGACGGAGTAAATATATTTTGTATAAATTCTTTTATTGGAGAATCAATACTTTTTTTCTTAGTTTCTTCCGGTTCATCACCCTGATAAAAACCTATCTTTCTTTTTCCCATTTCGTTATAATTAAAAAAAACGTTAATAAAAATACAATTCGTTCACACATAAAGATTTCATTATCTGAAAAACAAAAAATTAAAGAAGTAAATCTTCTTACAAACTACAGCGCGCCCTATCCGCAACC